TCAGTCCAAAAGTTCCACCAGATCAGGCAGGTGGGGTATCAGCGAAGGTAATTAAGAGGGGTGGTGTTAAAGTCAGCAAGAAAGCGATATCTGCAGACAGAAATAGATATACTAATTTAAGCCACGATCAAGGAGATCCAGGAGGCGAGAAACACGGACCTGAAGGACTCATGACTACGACACTTACTACAGCTCCCACAGCGGATAAAAGTTTTGGTCATCAATGGGATTTTAAAGCATATGATAATCAACAAGCAACCACAACACCAAATGTTTATGATTATTCAAAAGCCCCTTATGCTAAGAAGGGAAAACTTGTACGTAAATATGCAACAGGACAAGAAGTTAAAAAAAGAAGTCTTCCTCCATCTAAAGGACCCGATTCTAAAGGCTTACCCTCTATTTTAGAAAATTCAGATTATTTTACAAAACTTATAGGAGGATAAATATGTGGTTTAATTTAGCTGGAATGGCCCTCAAAGCAGGAGCCAAGATATATTCAAATAGACAACGAACGAAAGTGGCTATGTCTGATGCACAATTATTGCATGCAGAACGCATGGCCCGAGGAGAAGAATCTTACCAGGGCAAACTTCTCGAAGCCCGTCAAAACGACTACAAGGATGAATTTGTACTTTTGATCCTAAGCGCCCCCATAATCGTTTTAATGTGGGCAGTTATAAGTGACGACCCGACAGCGATGGAGAAAGTAAAACTTTTCTTTGAATACTTTTCAACATTGCCAACATGGTTTACTAGCCTGTGGATTTTAGTAGTCGGAAGTATTTTTGGTATCAAAGGAACTCAAATCTGGAGAAACGGTAAAAAGAAATAATGCCTCTCACTGGAGACAGCGTTGAATATAATATTTTAAAAAACGCTTGTAGCCATGTTAAAGGAAACATTATTTTAACCTGTGAAATTGGAGTCCATGAAGGCATGGGTTCTAAAATTATTCTAGACGCATTTAAAGATAAAAAAGATACCTTTCACTGGCATATTGGTATCGATCCTTACGGTAATCTTAAATATAGGCATTACGATAAAACCCTTATGGTTAATACCGAGGGAACTATAGTTGACGGAAAACCTCAAGCAGCAGGCACTCCCGTTCCTTTATCTTTCCGTTCAAATTATACTAATGAAATGAAAGCTAAAATGCTTCAAACACTCAATTATCCTAATTTTACGCTTTATCAACTTGAAGATACTGAATTTTTTAAACGTTTTGCAGACGGGGTTCCCGTGTATCATAGTGTTAAACAATTAATGACTAAATATGATTTAGTCTACTTTGACGGTCCCCATTGCACTACCGATATTTTAAATGAGGTTCAATTTTTTGCTACACGAGCTAGTGACCATTGTGTGCTTGTATTTGATGATTATCCCCGTTATAACACGAGTTTAATTTGGGATATATTAAAACATTATTATAATTATGGAGTTTTAGAACGAGGAAAAAACAAAATCGCTTTTCAAAAACATGCTTGATCCTTATACCGTCGCCCGCATTACTAAACGCATCAATGAGCAAATAAAGCTTATTAGAGACCACATTTGCCATGGTGTAGACACGGTCGACCAATTGCAGTATTCTAAAGGACGACTCAATGCATTAGAAGCATTGCTTCAGGACTTAAAAGACCTGCAAAAGGAGAATATTGATGGAGACGACGATAATCAAACCCAAAGGATTAGAAATCCCTAATCCACATAATTCTAAAAAGCAGCCAGTTCCTACAAGTCCAGAAGGAGTTAAGAGTTATCTTAGTATCCTTCCAAAACCTGTAGGTTATCGTATGCTAATTAGACCGTGGTCAGGTGAGAAAAAAACCAAAGGTGGAATTATTATCACCGAGGCTACCCGAGACACGATTGAAATGACAACGGTTGTTGGCTTAGTTATTATGATGGGAGATCTTTGTTATAAAGATGAAAAAAAATTTCCTTCTGGACCTTGGTGTAAAGAAGGACAATTTGTGATTTATGGTCAGTATGCGGGATCTCGATTCAAAACAAAATATGGAGAACACCGTATTTTAAATGATGATGAGATCATAGCAACAATTCGAAAGCCAGAAGATGTTCTTCACATATACTAAGGAGGAATGATGGCAGAAGAAGAAACAAAACCTCAGGTTGAATTAGACACAGACGATGCTAAAGAGCAAGACGTCGAAGTTAAAGAACCTGAAAAAAAAGAAGAACCTAAAGATAAAATCAATCTTAATGTAGGGGAAGTTGATTTAGGTTATACGGAACATATTGATAAGGATAAAGAAAAAGCTAAAATTCTTATTGAAGATGAACCTAAAGAAGAACCTCAAAAAACTAAACCCGTTAGAGAAGAAAAGAAGATTGATGATCTAGAACAAGTCTCCAAGACTGTTCAAAAACGCATTGATACGCTTACGCATCGTTATCGAGAAGCAGAACGAAGAGAACATGCAGCTCTTGATTTTGCGAAAGGCTTACAGAAAAAATATGATCATTCTTTAGATCAATATCGTGTTAGTGATGATAATTATCTAAAAGAATTTGATGCACGAGTAGATTCACAACGTGAACAAGTAAAGAATAAACTGAAAGAGGCGATTGAGGCTCAAAATTCGGATTTAATTATGAAGGCGAATGATGAGCTTACTCAGCTTGCTGTTGAAAAAGAAAAAGCAAGAATTCAAATGGCCGAAAAAGAGGTACAACTTAAGGAAGCAAAAGCCCAGCTTGATCAACCGGATCTTCCGCAAGGCGGAGAAAGTATGCCTCTACCAAGTGAAAAAGCAAAACAGTGGGCTCAAAAAAATACGTGGTTTGGCAATGACAAGGTCATGACTAACGCAGCCTGGACTCTACATGAAGATCTTGTAGGGAGAGGGGTTGATGTAGACGATGACAACTACTATAATGAAATTGATCGACAGATGAAAGGTTATTTTCCTGATCGATTTGTAGAAACTTCTACCGAAAAAGGGGAGCACCGAGCACCCGTCCAAATGGTTGCTTCAGCTGGTAGAAAACAACAAGGACGCAGAACCGTGAAGCTCACCAAGTCACAGGTTGCTATTTCAAAAAAATTAGGGGTGCCACTAGAAGAATACGCTAAATACGTGAAGGAGGAAGCATGAAGCAAGTGAAAAAGACCTCACGCGCGTCAGAGGAACGATCAAAAGAGAAACGTAATCAACCTTGGACGCCACCGAACAGTCTCGATGCGCCACCAGCGCCTAAAGGCTTTGTCCAAAGATGGATAAGAGTCGAGAGTATGGGTTTTATGGATTCAGCTAATGTATCCAAAAGACTTAGAGAAGGTTGGGTATTTTTAAGATCCGATACACTGAAAAGTGAAATTGGTGAAAATGAATATCCTAACATTCATGAAGGAAAATACGCTGGTCTGATTGGGGTTGGAGGCCTTGTGTTGGCAAGGATACCGGAAGAGATTGCACAATCGCGCTCTGATTATTTTAAAAGAATATCAGCCGATCAAATAACCGCGGTAGACAGTGATCTAATGAAGGAACAACGGCCGGGAATGCCTATCAATATAGATAGACAATCGCGGGTAACTTTTGGTGGCGGACGAAAACAATAATTTTTTTGTAATAGTCCATTACCGATATTTGTTTAACAATAAGGAGACTAAGACATGGCTAATGTCGCGGAAAAGTTCGGACTGAAACCAGTTCGATCATTAGATGGAAGTGACTTTATTAATGCCCAAAACAGATATCGTATAGCAAGTTCGTATGGAACGGCAATTTTCCAAGGTGACCTGGTAACTCCAGTCACTGGTGGACACATTGAACGACATGCTGCAACTAGCAGTACGGCTGTGGTAGGCGTTTTTAACGGTTGCTTTTATACAGACCCGACAACATCGAAACCTACTTGGAAAAACTATTATCCTGGTTCAATTGCAGCGAGTGACATTACAGCATTCGTTATCGATTCACCAGATCAAGTTTACAAGATAGACTCAGATGGAGCATTTGCAGTCGCTGATATTTTTAAAAATTTCAACGTAACAAATGTAACGGGTAACACCGTAACCGGCACTTCGAAAGTTCAGTTAGACTATTCTAGCTCAGGTATTACAACTACTATAGCTCTTCAAGCTATCGACATCTCTCAAGATGTAGGTAACAATGAAGCAGGCGCGGTAAATGTAGACGTGTTAGTTAGAATTAATAACCACTTTTACAAGGCTGCTACGGCAGGCTTAGCATAATAGGAGCATAAAACATGGCAATATCAAGAGCACAGCTAGTTAAAGAACTAGAACCAGGTTTGAATGCACTATTCGGCCTGGAATACAATAGATACGACAATGAAGCAGCGTTAATTTTCGCTACAGAAACATCTGATCGTGCGTTTGAAGAAGAAGTTATGCTTTCAGGATTTGGAGCTGCGGCTACTAAATCTGAAGGAGCAGGCGTAACTTTCGACGATGCGAAAGAAGTTTACACAGCAAGATACACTAACGAGACAATCGCTCTCGCTTTTGCAATCACTGAGGAAGCTATCGAGGATAATCTGTACGACAGACTAGCGGCTAGATACACAAGAGCGTTGGCAAGATCAATGGCACATACTAAACAAGTTAAGGGTGCTACGGTTCTTAATAATGCTTTCACTTCGGGTACTGGAGGAGACGGTTCGTTTTTATGCGTAACCAATCACGCTCTAGGAACTGGAGGTACGTGGTCTAACGCGCTATCAACAGCGGCTGATTTGTCAGAAACATCACTTGAACAAGCACTGATAGACATTGCAGCGTTCGTAGACGAAAGAGGATTAAAAATAGCTCTTCAAGCACAAAGAATGATAATTCCAAAAGAATTACAATTCACTGCTGAAAGAATTTTGAGATCCCCTCAAAGAGTCGGAACAGCTGATAATGACATCAACGCAATTTATCAAACAGGAATGGTTCCACAAGGTTATCATGTGAACCACTTTTTGGCTGATACTGATGCGTGGTTCTTGATTACAGATGCACCTAACGGACTAAAACATTTCGTTAGAGCACCAATCAAGACAGCTATCGAAGGCGACTTCGACACTGGAAACGTGAGATTCAAAGCTAGAGAAAGATACACTTTTGGGTGGTCTGATCCTAGAGGAATCTTCGGAACTCCAGGAGCGTAATTTAAGTAGATTTTTCAATAAAATCACATTAAGGGGCG